TGGCTTTGGTCTATGTCAAATGTGGTTCCGCTTCTGGCAGTTGTTCTGTCTATTACAGCCAATACATACTCACTCATCAACAGCTGTTCCATTACCTCACTAAAGCTTTCACTAACAAAGCCTGTGTTAAGTGTTAGCCTGTGTTGGGCCTTGTGGTTGTAGCTTCTAACACCTCTTGCTTGATTACCCCATGTGTAACCACTAGCACCTGCACTACCAATAGTGCTTCTGTAGGTGTCCTTTTCTACATTTAAATTGGTTTCACTACGCTTAAAGAATGTTACATTATCCCATGCACCATAGCGGTTAACAAAGTACAAGCTAACAGGCTCATACTTAGCCTCACAGGTGTTATACACACGCATAGACTCAATGATAGTGTTGTTTACATCTAGCAGCTGAATATCGTAGTAATTTGTATTGTAAGGCGCTGTGCCGCCATACCCTTGTACGGATTTAAAGTTACTTAGGTTGGCTGGGCCTGCAGGGAAAAGCATAACTCTTTCCTGAACGCTTGTGCCATATACATCAGCCTCTGTTACTTGGTACTCGTAAGCAGTCCCATCATCATTAAGCACCTTTACAGCATCTAGGCCAAAGTTTGCGCAACTAAGTGCCTCTACCACACCGCCATCTGCTACTACCCTATCACGATAGCCATATATAATATCTAAGCCCTCCCCATGCAAGCCTAAGTATATGGGCATCATAAATGCATCAACATCTGCCGCATAGCGTTCGTATTGCTGGAGTATTGGGCGTTGGATGTTTTTGTTAGCACCTTCTGTAAACTTACCATAGCCATAGGTTGCTATGAATACAGATGTACTTCCTGTATCAGTCCCTGCACCTAATGGTGCTGACTCAGTGTTAAACCAGTCAAGGGTATAATCTACCTGAACCCATAGCTGCGCATCAGGTGCATTATCTACTATATTCTCCTGTGATAGTTTGCTTATGCGGTTGTTAAACTCTGCCTCTAATAAAGGCGCAATATCTGATGTAGGGTAGAAGTCAACAAATCCCGATGTTCTATCTATGGTGTACACAGGTGTCGCTGGCTTGGCGCTTTCCTCGCCAGTCCAAGCATATACTTTTAACTCCATGCCATCTAGCCTATCTCTATTTGAGCCATCCCATGTGATTAGTATTGGTGAGCGTGCGCCCACTAATCCTACTGGACTAATTACTGCCATCTTTATACTTTTCGTTTAATTCATCTATTGAGTGTTCCAGAAACTCCTGCACATCTAAGGCGTATGCCTCAACTATCTCATTTGGTAGGTTTCTGTAACCTAAGTTAAAAGGCCTGCTGTAAAAGTAGCTAGGCTCAATGCCGTTTCTACCAATACCACCTACTATGGCCCAAGCCGTTTGCTCGTAAGTCTGGAACTTACCCCTGTTGTCTCTAAATTGTATTCGCCTGTTTTGCACCCATTCTTTAATAGGTGAAAAGGGTGGGTTCTTACCTGCCTTGCGGCCCTTATCTACCCACTCACCATATTCCTCCATCAGGAAGTCAAAAGAAAAGCTATTAGGCATTGCCTTTACATTATACCCTAGTGAGTCGTATAGGCTTTTGGTAACATTCTTTTTCTTGCGTGTAAGGTTCTTTCTGGACTCCTTTACAAGGTACTTGCCAAATTTAGTTAAGGCCTGCTGTGTGTTTTTATTCTGCATTAGCAGATGTTATTAGGGTTTATAGTCTCTATCTCAAGAGTTACTTTCCACCCACACACATTAGCCTCCATATCCTCATCAAAAGGCTCAGCTACAGGGTCATTAGTTAACCTAAAGTAAGCATCGTAATCTGTGCCTCTACGGAAGGTGGCTAGGAACTCGCTTATAGTAGCTAGTGTCCTGTGGTATATATCCTGCTTCATCATATTACCCTCAAATAAATCTTTTGGGCCTTTGCTGTAATCCACAACATCCATTACCAATAAGTCAAACTCATAAGTAATTGTACGCTCCTCTAGCGTAGCTGTTCCAGTAATGAAATGCGCCATTGGGTACATATCCTGCTTCCTGAAATCTACATCAAAGATGTTGCCCCAGCTTACCTGATTTATTTGGTCGCTGGCATTAGCTGCTGTGTGCAGCGCCTCTGTAATTTGATAATATCCCTTCTTCATATAATTAAAAAACCCTATTGCATTAAATTAAGATAAAAAAAGGAGGGCCACCACAGCCCTCCCAACCAAACCAGTGTAGTAACCACACTACACACCTAAAATACTTTCATACTCATCATCACAGCTACAACTCTCTTTCTCGCAGTCATGGCAGCAGTTGCACACCCAACTATCATCGCAATACTCAAAACAAATGCCGCACTGCTGTGCTTGGTCATTATGGTAATCCATTAACTCTCTATCTAAGTAATCCATTACACAGCTACACTTTTAATATTATCAACTACATAATCATATAAGGCTACCCAAGCCAGTTGGCTTATATTTTCAATGGGGCCTAAATCATTATCCTGCCAATCCCAGTAGCGCAATGCGCCTATTATATCTAAGCAGTCTGTGTAGTACATAACTGCATTATCTATCTCGTGGTGTATATACTCCCACTTATCGCTAGGGTTGTCTGTTTTAAGGTTAGCCTCAAGTTCTTCTAAAAATGCGTATTCGTTAAATGTGCTCATTGCTCTTGTCTTTAGTGGTTATTTACTTAAAAGCTGTATCGTTTGTACAAATTGGTCTGCTGTGATTTGCCCTGAGTTGTAAAGGTTTTGCAGGTCTTGCAAAGTTTGTTGGTTTATAGTTTTCATTGCTCTTTTATTTTAGTGGTTATAGTGGGAGGGTTGCCCCTCCCTTTGGTTTTTATTTAAAACATCTGCTTTTGCTAACATTGTTAGTCAATACACCCCATTCGTTCTCGTACTTATGGGCGTGCTGCCATCTTTTTCCGCCTGTGTGGCTGGTGTAAGCCCAACTAAAAGTTTCGTAAACATTACCATCTGAATCTTTGTATTTCAAGCCAGTTGGTTTAGCCTCGTCAAATGTACTTAAGGCACATTCAGTATTATGTAGTTCAATCTCTTTACCTTCTGCTTTGAATTGTGCAATTGCGTTGGTTAGCATTTCTCTTTGTTGTAGTAGTGTAATTGTGGTTTCCATGTGGTGGTTGTTTTAGTGGTTATTGTTTCAACACTCCAAAGGAAAGAAAATTTAGTTATTGACAAAACTTTCTTAATAATTATTTTGATTTTTTTTTGAGATGGCCTTTTCTACCTCAAGTTTATCTATCTCAAACTCTAAGAATGTAAGGCACTGCCTTAGGGGCAGCGTTGTTATTTCATCAACCTTGAGTAGATTCCCTCCAGCGATTTGATAGATAGCGCTATACCAGCCCCACTTCTTTGAGAAGTTTGTTTGGATGTCAAAGGTTGGTTCCTCATCTCCTGCTGGTTCTCCAAAGATTGTAGGGTAGCTATCTGCAATTTGATTTCTAAACGATAAAAAAAAAGCAGGCAACCTAAGAAAATGTCTGCCCCTAACTCCTGAAATGTTTGTCCCGTGTGCTTATCAGGGTCATATACCTCTATGCTGTGCCTGCCGTACAGCTGCTTAGTAATAGGCCTGTACAATACACCTAATGCTTTCTCAGCATTCTTGTAAGGTTCCTTCAGGTAACTTTCCAAGTCTATATACTCGCCTAGACTTATATCCTCTAGTTTTGGGTGGAAGCCATACTCTATACCTCTGTGCTTAAATGTTTTTACAAGTGCTGGTTTCTCGTTTAGCACTAAAGCTAATTGCGTTTGCACCTCTAATAAATCTACCTTACGCATGCCTTGCTGTTGCGTAGGTGTTAGACCGCAGAAGTGGTAGACAGCTAACTCATCGCTGTTCTCCTCGCCTACCATTAGCATAAACTTTTTATAGCGCTCCAGCGTAATGTCGCTTAGGCTTTCTGGTATTGTAATGTTAACGGATTGTGTATCTCCCATAATTAGGCTTGCTTAGTTTATTCCACACCCCATAACGCAGGGCATCTATTGCGTGATTGTATTTATCCTCTGGTTTATTAAGTAGGTTGCCATTCTTATCCTCAAGCCACTTATAGTTCTCCATCTCCTTAACTAGGTTGCTGCCATTTACATGCAGCTTATAGCGTTTAAGCATATCAATACCTGCATTAACACTATCGGCACCCTTAGCTGTAGGCTTTACATTGAAACCCATTCTGTGTAACTCCTCAATACTTTTAGGCTCACTACTATCAGCAAATACCTCATCATACCTGCCTACCTCAAATTTAGTAAACATCTGCGACAAATCCTGATTCGTTAGGTTGGTGCTGTACAGGACTTCCTGAAAGTATAAGTTATCACCCCACTGGTAACAGGCTACTAATGCACTAGGGTCATTGGTAAAACCAAAGTCAAGACCATAGGATAGGAACTTAGCTTGTGGTGGTAGTTGCTGGTAGGTACTAAACTGGAATACCTGCGCTCGGTTTGTCCCTCGCTCACCTAACCCATACACACGCCAGTAATGCTCATCTGTTTGCTTAAGGCGTTCTATCTCTGCTACAATGGTAGCATCTAGGAAGGGGTTGTCTTGGTAAGTGGTCTGGTAAAAGTCAGCATCCTCTCTAGGTATAACTCTATCGTATATCCAGTGAAAGCTATCACTAGGGTTATAGTCAAGTATTATCCTGCCGTTGGTACGGAATACAATTTGTTGCCAATCCTCAAATGTCAACTCATTAGCCTCATTCAGGAATGCTAAGTCCCTTTTACGCCCCCTAATCTTTTGGGGTTGGTCCAAACTAACAAACTCAACTAGGTTGCCATTAAGCACATACTCACTATTGGACTTGTTATGTAAGTCCTCGTTATACAACTCGTGCTGCTTAAGTATATCAAAAAAGTCCCTCATAACAGAGGAGCGCACAGCAGGGAATGTCTTGCGTGCTATTGTTATGGTTTGTCCAGTATACTTAGCGCAGTAATGGAATATAATCCACAGCAATATGTTGTATGTCTTTCCAGAGCGTGTACCGCCCTGTTCTACTACAATTTTCTTTTTACTGCGTTTAAGGTGGGTGTATACCTTGTTGACTCTAATCTTGGTCATCTACCTCCTCAACCTCAAATGTCCTTAGCCCCTCGTGCTGTATCTCTTGGCGCTCTACATAGCCCCTGCCCTTACCTTTTGTCTTCAGGTAGAATATAGTGCTGCTTGGGTTGCCACCCTTTATCTGTTTATGCAGCTGGCTCTCTGCAAAGTCTAGTGCTACATTAGCTAAGTCTGCAACGCCTGCCTTATATGCCTCATCCTCACGCATCCACCTGTAATGAGTCTCCCTGCTAATACCTACTGCCTTACAGGCGCTAGTAACTATGCCTAAGCTTTGCTCAAGTGCATCAAGCATAGCCTTTTTTGTTATGTCATTATTTGCCATTTGTTTTTTCTCTAATGTTGTTATATATTGTCATCAGTTATGCGGTAGTAGTGTAATAGTAGCACATCTAGCATCCAGCTAGAAGGTGAGGTGCAAATCCATCCTACCGCTCTAAGTAGCCCTCCTCTCTTGGAGGGTTATTTTTTCCCCTTTATACATACCAGCACCCCTAGCATCTATTTCGCTAAATGGTATCTCGGGTTTGGTAAGCACGCAGCTTTTATCTATTAAATAGACATACTTCATTTGATAGCCCTCAAAGGGTTTCCATTTACGGAACTCGGTAGACATCTTTAAGTGGTGTGCTTGTATTACATGCATAGCCTCTCCTGTATCAGGGTTTACCCTTAGTGCTGTG